CCTCGATGTATCTGTGCATATCCAGGATAGTGTTCATTAAATTTATCTATAATAAAAAGTGTGTGTTTGGGAAGTAGCGCGCGGGCAAGGTGAGAACCTACGAATCCTAGCCCGCCTGTTAACAGAATGTTCATTATATACCTAGCGAGTTAATCCAGTTGAAAACTGCACTGTTTTCAAACTTGCCATGCAGACAAGTGACAAACTTGTCGTTTTTAAGATATATGTACATTGGGAAGCGAGTTCGGCGATCAGGAGAGATGTGGTTTTGAATCGCAAAATAAGTTTCATCAGCCTCTTCTGTTAGCAGGGCAGAATTATAATCAGAGATTGCGTCAAGCTGATTTTTTATATAAACTTTAATAGTTGAGTTGTTCGAGTGACTAACACCCACAATCTTATGGCTCATTACGATTTTCCTCTCTAACTAATCTAATCTGTTCTTCAAGCATAGAAAGGCGATCAGAAAGTTGTTGAATCTCCTGATGAAGATAACGAATATCTCCTCCAAGCTCATTGGCCATATCTTTGATCAACGAGTGGAGTTCTTTGGCTTCATGTCTTACATAAGTTTCAGTTGCATACATACTTATACTATATATGTAAGTGAACTTTTTGTCAACAAGAATCTATCTGTAAGCTAATTTTTGCTTGAAACTTCCCTAAAAAAAGGATATTATTATGAATATAAGAAAAAGACCACGACTGAATGAAGCACTCGAAAGCATAAAACTGTTTATCTTACAAGGTTATGCCGAAGCTACAGAAGCACTTGATGAATATCATGAAATAAAAGAGTCATCAGGTGAATTTACGGCTGGACGGTACATCATTGAGGTGGTAATGTTAATAAATCAAGAAATACAGGAGTTAAAAGATGCCAAGGGTTAAAAAACAAGATATCAATGCTTTCGGTGCTTCTAGTTTTGTTGACTGGAGTGTACGTCGTACTTGTCGTGAAGCTGCTAATATCGCTAGATGGAATCCTCCACTTGCGCTAGCTTGGTTTAGAGAAGCAGCTAACAGAATTGATCCGTTTAGTGATGATTATGACTACTATAATGACATAGCAGCACAGACGAATCGATACTGGATCAAGCAAGAAACTTATCAATGGTATGATAAAAATGACTTTTGGGGTAAAGCTCCTATAAGACGTGTACCACTCATGGGCGGTATTTAATACATAAGACATTAACAGAAATCGAATGGAGTTTGTTAATAAATTTTCAACTTGCACGGAAGTGAATTCCATGCTAAAAATATTATAAGGAAAAAAAATGAAATTTAAATTTGTATCACGAAACCCATATAGAGATCTAGCGAGAAATTTACGCAGGATTGCAGTTTCAAATGCTGAGGATTCTGAGAAAGCTGAAGCATTTCGTAAGTTACACGAAGTGTTAAAACCTCTTCTCAAAGAAAATAGCAGATTTTTGAATAACCAGTCAGCATTTTCTTCACGTTGTCAACATTGGAACCAGCGTTCATCATATACATCACAGCCTGTCAAAAATCTGAATAATCCATGGTTAGTTCTGAAACGGGAGTTTCAGCGCGCTGTGAACACGCAAGATAATTCGCTACTTGCCAGAAGTGTGTCTTGCTCTCTGGCATGGTTTTATGCAGATCCTTATATACAGTATTGGGTTACAGAATGACAATATCCGCCTCAGAAGCTTCAAACATCATTAAACGAGTTGTAACATCGTTACCTGTAGAGGTACTTGATGATGAAAGTGGTGAGATGTGGAGTGTAGGAGAATATGAGTTAGTAGAGGGTCGACCATCGGGAGACTGCGCAGGCAGCCGAGAAATCGGCTCTGCAAACTTAATAATCTCTTATAATATGTTATATAAAAAACTATACAGTAAAGATAGGACTATTCCAAAATCTGAATTAACTACTCAATCTATAAGTTTATTTAAAGAAGCAATTAATGATCTTATAGAAAAACGTATAATTAGAGTAGTACCAGAACTTCAACGACAAACATTTAAACTAATAAACTAGGAGGATTTATGGCTGAAGATAAAAAGCTTTTAAGAGAAAAAATAAACAAAGTAGTAGACCTTATGATTCAAGATGAAGCTATCAGAGAACATATAAGTGAGCTGCTTAAAGAGATTAAAACTGAATTTGCAATTCCTATGCCAACTGCACGAAAGATTGCAATAACAGTTAGAAAGCAAAACTTAAATGATGTCCAACAAGACTTTGACGAATTTGTAGAGCTTGTGGAAATGTGTTATGATAACTCTTGACCTTAACGGTAATCCTGTAGAAGAAGACACTAAAGATATATTAGTTGTTGGTACAAGCTGGGTTGAACAAACCTTAGATGTTAGATATCCGTGGCCACATTGGTGTGGTATTACTAACGTATGGGGTCATTCGGGTATAACTATAGATGCTCAAGCTGAATACATACTTGATAACTATAAAAACTTTAAATATGTCATTTGGAATATAACTCATTGGCACCAAAGTGACCCAAAAGGTAATGGTGACTATTTGCTACCTTATGATTGGGGTGCGCAAGATAAGTGGGGAAAACTCACTAAAGATTTATGGTTCAAAAAATTTACTAAACAATCTTGGTATGAAAGAACTGGGGCACTTTGGATTAAAGCAGTGATTGAGACTGTAGGTAATGAAAATTTACTTATCTACCCAATTTATAGACCATCTCTCACAGACCATAGATGGTTAAGCGACTATAGCTGTATATCTGATTTTCACATCGGTGATGAAAGAAAAAAGAATGGAGATGGTAGAGGACATTGTAATCAAACTGGCCATCAATTAATTGCTTTTAGAATTGCAGCTGATATATATGCCGCGTGGAAAATAAGGTGTAAACTAATAAATGAAACAGTTGAATACTCGTAAAGACGTAATAAATCCTGCGTACAATTTCTGTATTAAAATGAAACAAATACCGAGCATTGCAAAAAAAGCTAGCACTATGGTTGAGATGCTTGATAGGCACAAAAAAGCAGAAAATAATCAAATAACTGCAGGATTTAATGGTTTATCAATGCACGCAATAAAACTTACTCCTGAAAAACATTATGATTGGCATTTTGATAATTGTGACTGGGATTTTGATACTAAAAAAATCAGATATAGTCATAATAGATACTGGACACACTTAATATATTTAACTGACGGCGCTCACTTAGAATTAGGTGCGTTAAATTTTAATCAAAAGGTCGCAGTTGAAACAAAGTGGGCAGCTCCTCCTACGGACAAAATTATTGCTAAAATCTATCCTGAACCTGGTAAAAGTATTATATTTCCTAGCTTTATAGCTCACAGAGTTCACCCACATATAACTAAAGATCGTTGGACTCTATCTGAGTTTATAACTAGAGTAGATTATGAAGGTTTTACTCAAGAAACATATGATAAGGCAAAGGAATTATACTATAATGAGTATACTAGGTGTTTCGGCATTTCACCATGATAGTGCTGCAGCTCTTATCAGTAATCGTAAAATATTAGGTGCCTCTCACGAAGAGCGTTTCTCTAGGATTAAGTATGATAAGCGATGGCCTCAACACACTATCCAGTGGTTACAGTCTATTTCTAATGATATAAATGTTGTTGCTTTTTATGATAGAGATAATAAAAAAGATTCTTTACAATTAATACGTAAACAATTTCCTAAAGCTGAAGTATCTTATGTTGACCATCATGAGTCACATGGTATGAGTTCTATACTGATGACAGACTGGGAAAAGTGTGCTGTTATGGTGGTTGATACTGTTGGTGGTAAATTTTCTACTTCTCTCGGTGTATTTGAAAAAGGCAAGTTTACCTGGTTAAAAAGATTTCGCTACCCTAATTCTTTAGGTCTATTCTATAGTGCTGCAACTAAATTTTTAGGGCTTAGACCTTTACATGATGAATCTCAAGTAATGGCAGCAGCAGGTTTTGGTATTCCAAAATGGGTAAACGTAATTGAGAAAAATTTTATAGATATAAAAGATGATAGTTATAGATTAAAAGTAGACCTACAGAGAGGTCTTGGAACTTTAGGATTAGACTGGGATGTAGCAAGTAGTGTTCAACGTGTAACTGAGCATGTACTTATTAATTTAGCTAGTTGGTTACAAAAAGAAACTGGGCTTACCAATTTAGCATATTCTGGAGGTGTTGCCTTAAATTGCGTTGCTAATACAGAGATATATAAAAATACTGGATTTAAAAATATAGCTATTCAGCCTGCTGCTGGAGATGCTGGTTGTGCTTTAGGAGCTGCTGCTCTAATCGAAAGACCCACAAATTTTACTCCTTATATAGGATATAATGCTATACCATATAAGTCACTCGATGAAGTTGTAACAAAACTTTTAAAAGGCGAAATTGTTCCTGTAATCAATGGCAGAGCAGAATTTGGACCAAGAGCATTAGGTAATAGATCATACTTAGCCATACCTAATAAGATAAATAGTATACGATTAAACCAATTAAAAAAACGTGAAACAGATTCTTGGAGACCTTGGGCACCTGTATGTTTAGAAAGTCTTGCCAACGACTATTTCAAAGTTTATAATAAGAACTATAACCACAGTATGCTTTTTGTATCTGATACTCTTACAGAACTGTGGTATCCTAATAATTTACAAAATGCTAGATTGCAGGTTGTTACTCCAAAGAGTAATATGTTTTTAAGTAAAGTGCTTTATGAAACAACTAACAGTGGTTATCCCATTTTGATAAACACAAGTTTGAATGCAAGAGGTAAACCAATTGTTAACTCTGCTACAGACTATGAAAAAGAGATAAAAAGTTGAAATTTGATTATTTAACGGAGGTACCTACAGATACTCTACCAACAGGTAGAACATATCATACACCTGATGGATCTTATCCCTCCATCACTACTATCTTAGGTAAGACAGCTAACAATGTTTGGTTACAAAAATGGAAAGAAAAAGTTGGTGAAGAAGAAGCCGCCCGTGTTTCTAAAGAAGCAACAGACAGAGGAACAGCAGTACATGAGTTTGCTGAACAGCACTTCAATGGAGAATCTATACATTCAGCTCTTTCACAAGCGCCGAGAGATGTAATACAAATGACTAAAGACTTGATACGTATAGGCGAATCAGGTGTTGATGAAGTTTGGGGTCAAGAACAAGTTTTATGGAGCAAAAAATATAAATATGCTGGTAGAACTGATATGGTAGGAATCTGGAAGGGAAAACCTACTATTATAGATTTTAAAACGTCAAAGAAGAAAAAGTACGAATCGCAAATTAAAGATTATTTTATTCAATGCTGTGCTTATGCAGTTGCACATAATGAAATGTATGGTACAGGAATTAGAGATGTTGCGGTACTTATCACTGTTCACGATGGAGAGCCACAAATCTTTGAAAAGTCAGCTGTGCCATATTTACCCTTGCTGAAAAATAGGAGATTAGAGTTTGATAAATTGGTTACTTGATTTAATTGACCACATAAAGTTCAAGTGGAGATTGAGAAAACTTCATAGTCAAGATCCTTTTATTTACGATTTACCTTCGGAGAGCGATGATGAGAAGAATCAAAACAAACCTTAAAAGATTTTTCGAAAGTAAACCTTTGACTGACAAGGAAAAATCTTTTATAATTAGTGCATTAAATAATCAACAAAAATATCCGCAACTACACCCAAATATTTGGAAAGTAGTATGTGACATAGAATCGAGATATAAAAATGAGCAAATATCCAGGAGTGAAAAGAACACCGTCAGGGAAAATTAATTATAGAGGAACAACATTCGATGGATTCAATAAACCAAGACGATCAAATCGTGCAGGAAAAAAAGGTATGGTGTTGGCAAAAAAAGGCGATAATATTAAACTCATACACTTTGGAGACTCTTCGATGGGGCATAACTACTCTCCAGAAGCACGAAAAAGTTTTAAAGCAAGACATGCCAAAAACATCGCTAAAGGAAATATGTCGGCAGCTTACTGGGCTGACAAAGTCTATTGGGCAGGACCTGCAGGATCTAAAAAGTCGCCTCCAAAAAGTCAAAAACACAAAAAAGGTGTATAATGAAACAGGAACTAAAGTTTGAATTAGTAAAACCTTTTCCAAACCAATTAATGATTCCCCCTCAACCGTCTAAAAAAGTTATACCACATTGGTTTAAAAAAATGGGTCCGTACTCTACAGATGGTGAAAAAGATGAATTTGGGAAAAAACTAGAAACAGTAAAAAAGTGTATTCCATTCTTAGATGCTATGGGAGCTGGTTATACTTTATTAACTCATATAGATATGCAGATAACTCTTAACGAGCAAAATGAAGTTAAACTTATTTACTTAGATGATAAGCATAAAGAAGATACTTTATATTTTAACCCAATTGAGACACACCCAAAACCACAAGTAAAAGGTTCTCCTTTTGAGGATTTTAAAATATTAAAGTACATATCTCCTTGGAGAATAAAAACACCTCCTGGCTATTCATTATTATTTGTTCCCCCAATGAATCAATTCGAACTTAGTTATATACCTATTTGTGGGTGGGTTGATTCAGATATTTATGAGGGTGTTGTAAATTTTCCATTTATAATGCCAGCTCTTAATGTTGGCACTCAAATTAATATACCTGCGGGTAGTCCTTTTGTTCAAATTATTCCCGTTAAGAGAGAAGAGTGGACAGCTGATATAAATTTATTAACTGGACAACAAGAACAAAAACATAATGCTCAAAGAGCAAAAATGATGGTCTCGCCAGAGACTAGAGAAGATTTTTACCGAAACAACACTTGGGAGAAGAAAAAATATACATAAATGATGACATAGTCTTGATACTAGCAGGAGAAACTAAAAGACAAGATGAAACAATAGAATTAATTGCTAGTGAAAATTTTGCTAGTCCAGCAGTAATGGACTTATGTGGTAGTATCTTTACCAATAAATATGCAGAAGGGTATCCAGGCAAACGATATTATAACGGTTGTAAACATATGGATGAAATTGAACAACTTGCTATAGATAAAGTTTGTCAACTTTATGGTTGTGAATTCGCAAACGTTCAGCCCCACAGCGGAGTAAATGCAAACACTGCTGTTTATCAAGCATTTATGAAACCTGGTGATACCTTAATGGGTATGGATTTAGCTAGTGGTGGACATCTATCACATGGAGCTATTCCTACACTAAGTGGCAAAGTTTATAATAGTGTTACCTATGGTGTAGACGACAATGGATTTCTTGACTACGATAAAATAGAAGGCATTGCAAAACTCAATATGCCTAGTCTAATTGTTGCAGGTGCTAGTGCATATCCAAGACAAATAGACTGGAGTGCTTTTAGACAAATTGCTAACAAAGTAGGTGCAATACTAATGGTTGATATGGCACACTATAGTGGTCTAATTGCGGGTGGAGTATATGATAGTCCTTTTGGCTATGCTGATGTAGTAACAAGCACTACACATAAAACACTTCGTGGTCCTAGAGGTGGTATGATACTATGGGATAATCCTCACTATACAAAAAGTATTAATAGTGCAATATTTCCTGGTACTCAAGGGGGACCACTTATGAATATTATAGCGGCAAAGGCACAATGTTATAGTGAAGCACTTCTTCCTAGTTTCGAACAGTATGCAGATCAAGTGATTAAAAATGCAAAAGCAATGTGTGAAGTATTTGAAGCGCGTGGTTTTCCTGTGCAAACAGGTGGTACAGACAGTCACATCATACTTATGGATTTGAGTAAGAGTAAGCATAGCGGCAGACAAGCAGCAGACTTGCTGGAAGAAAATGGTATTACTGTTAATAAAAATGGTGTACCTAATGACCCACGTAGTTTTGTAGAAACATCAGGTATCAGAATTGGTACCGCAGCTGAAACTACTAGAGGATTAAAGAAAAAAGATTTTAAGCAAATTGCTGAAAAAATATGTACTGTATTAGGAGAATAATATGAATATTGAAAAATTAAGAGAGGAAATAGCATATGACGAAGGCTCAGTTAATGAAATATACCTCGACCATCTCGGGTTGCCTACTTTTGGTATTGGTCATCTGGTTACTCATAGTGATCCAGAACATGGACAACCGGTTGGAACACCTGTCTCAGAAGATAGATGCAATGAAGCCTTTGACAACGACATCCAAACAGTCATCTCAGACTGCAACATCCTATATCCTGACTTTGATGAACTCCCAGAAGAAGTTCAAAGAATAATCGCAAACATGATGTTTAATATGGGACGACCAAGACTTCGCAAGTTTAAAGGCATGAAACGTGGCGTTGATACTAGAGATTGGAATGCAGCTGCAGATGAAATGGTTGATTCAAACTGGTACCGTCAAGTAACTAAACGCGCAGACAGATTAGTAGCACGTATGAGAGCTGTTCAAATTGATGATTAAAATCTATGCTCTTGTTATTGTAGTATCATTACTAGGCGGTGTAGGTTATGCCGCTAAGTCTTACTATACAAATACGCAGAATACAATAAAAGTTCTACGTGAGAACACCTTAAAATTAGAAATTGCAGTTGATACTGCTGAAGCTAGTACAAAAGCTCTGCAACAAGATATTGCAAAATCAGCTGCATTAAACAAAAAATTACAACAAGACCTTCAAAAAGCTGAATCTTATGGTGATGAGCTTAGGTCTAAATTAAGTAAACTAAATTTAATAGTAGAGGCACTTAGAGATGCAAAAGTGCTAGAAGGAAAAATGAATGGCGCAACAGCAAAATTATGGCGCGAGTTTATGGGCGATACTGGTAATAGTGACCAGCCTGCTCTTCCTAAGTGGTTGCAGCCGCTTGATGCCGGAACCGCAAGTGAAAGTAGTGACCCAGGTACAAAAGATAAAGATACCAACAGTAACTCGCCCAAAAGCAGTACAACTAACTGATACTAGAATATTTGTAGTAACTAAAGATAATTATGAAGAGTTTGTAAAAGAATTTACTGAAATTTATGGTGAGCTTGCTTTTGTTGCACTTAGCATGAAAGACTATGAAAATCTTGCTCTAAATATTGCCGAAATTAAAAGATACCTACAACAACAATCTGAAATTATTGTTTATTATGAAAAAGCAGTTACTGAGGACAGTCAAAAATCTGACAAAAAATAGTGTCAAAATATTGACAACGCCAAATTATTGACGCTACTATAAGTGTCAAAAATTTGACATCTCATTATCATCGACTATAATGACTATAGGAGATGCGCCATGCTTATTTATATACTTTATTTTATATTATTTTTAATTCTAT